GCTTCGCGTGCGGCTTCGGCTTGCCGTTGCGTGTTTTTGGCCTCGACTCGCAACGCAACCTCGGCGTCGCGCTGGCGGTCCACATCGGCAGTCTTCGCCGCGGCCGCTTCGATGTCTTTGATGTAGTTCGCTCGTGTATCGGCGTGTTCCGCGCGTTCCCGCTCTAATTCCTCATTCGCTGCATTAAGTTTCCTGAGCAGATTATCCGCACGGTGAACCTCGCCAGCGTAGTCGTCTAACGTCGCCGTATATCGTGACTCGAGGTCGCCGTAACGAGCCGTCGCCGCCGCTGAGTCACTCGCGGCTTTGTCTCGAGCGATCGCGTGCTCGGCTTGCTCGGCTGCGAGCGCCGTCTCTGCGCCGGCGAGGAGTTCCAGCGTATGCGTGTGATCAGCGCGCGCCGCGTCGCGTTCAGCCTCGGCCTGCGTTTGCGCCGCTGACAAATCGTCCGCCCGCTGTTCGGCCTGCCGCCGGGCGATGTCTTTCTCCGTGTTGTCCGCCACCAACTGCTCGAGCCGCGCCCGCATGCTTTCCATGTCGGGGTCGGGCTCGTCTTCCATCTCCATCGTCGATGACGGTGGAGCCGGTGCCGGCGACGGTTCCTTCAACTTCGCGATCTGCGCGTCCCAATAGGCCTCCACCTTACTGAGCGGCATCATATTGAGCGGCACAAAGGCGATGTCTCCGCCTGCGACCGGATTCCGATTCGACAGTGCCCGAATTTCGTTCGGCGTCCCCGCACCGATGTTGAACTCAGACGATTGCAGTTGCGCCCGGCCCGCCGAATCACCACGGAGAAACCCTTCCGTGACGTGCTCGATGAATTGCTGATTGCGCTCCAGCGGCGAAATCAGTTTCATCGTCAATTCCTGCTCCCACGTCTCGAGCCAATGAATCAACGTGGTCTGCAGATATTCGATGTTCTGCTGCTCAATGTTCGAGAAGGTCGCCCTCGAGAGGTCGCCGATTTTATGCGGGGGCACGTTGAACCAGCGCGCAATGTCCGTGACTTGAAACTGCCGCGTTTCCAGAAATTGGGCATCATCGGGCGGAATCCCCAGGCGCACGTATTTCATCCCTTCCTCAGCGATGATGAAACGGTGCGCGCGGTCCACACCCTGATGGCCCGCGTTCACTTTCTTCTCGAAATTTGCTTGCGCGGTCTCGCTCATCGTTTTGGGGTGTTCGAACACGCCCCCGAACGACGCCCCGTTCCCAAAGAACTTCGCCCCGAATCGCTCGGCGGCCATGCCGAGCCCGATGGCATCCCGGGCCATGCGAATCACCGGATACCCTTGCAACCCGTCGTACCCCATGCCGGGGATGTGCAACATGCGAAACGGTGCGAGGGACACATCCGGTTTCCCCGCATTCGTCACGCGATACCGAATCTGCCCGGCCTCCCGTTCCACCGTCACGCGGTCTGGCGTAATCTGCCACAGTGCGATCGGCCGATCACCTCGGTCGCGCTCAATCTCCGCGTACCCGTTCCCCCAACTCAGCGCGTGCGCCTGGAGCGTGCGCCGGAACGTGATCGAGGTCGTTTCCGGATTCGGGGCGTCATGGAGTAATCGATACAAGGGATGCGCCTCGTACCGTTCCGCGTTGCCGTCCTTCCGTCGAAAGAGGCAGAGCGGCAGCGTCGCCACATCCCCGGAAATCAGATTGATGGCCGCCCACACTGACGAGAGGTTCAGGGCGGTGTGTTCGGTAACGGAGATCCCCGTCGCGGTTGACCCACCCCCGAAGATGCGCGCCAGCTCCTTGTCTTTCGAACTGTACGGCCCCAGGAAGATCGAGCGAATAAATCGCTGCACAAGCGACGGGCGTTCCGGTCGGATGAGTTCGTAGCGTGACATCAGCGGAAAACGCGCCGGTTTTCAGCATCGCGCTCGATGCCGTCCCAGCGATAGATAACAACACCAAAGTTCGGGACTGTGCGGCCATCGACGACACTGAAGCCGTATTCAGGCCGATGCTCAGGGGTGCGAACCTCAGTCGCATCGGCCGCGACATCTATCGGCAACACCTGATCCCCGCGAATAATGACGGCGTGGTCCCGCATCAGAAGATCAACGGCCCGCGCGTCTCATACACGGACGGCCCCTCCACCGGTTGCCGAATCGCACAGAGCACGGCATTCGCCAGCGCCGCGATCCCGTCAATCTTTTCGCTCGACTTCTCTTTGTCCAGCCGCAACTCTTTATTGCGCCCTTCCCGCACGACGGCGTTCGCGGCCATCCACGCGAGAATCGGGTCGTTGCCGTGACACAGCAGGCCCTCGACCACCCAATCGGCCAGCTTCCGAATCGCCTCATTGAGCGCGAACCCTTGCGGAATGTCGGTACACGTCAACCCCGCGCCGGTCCAGTGCAGCGCCAGCATATGGGCAAAGCGTTTGTCGTACCCGAGTTCGCGCACTCCGGACGCGCGGCAGTCCTCGATCACGGTGGCTTCAATCACGTCGGCGTCGGTCGTGTCGCCCTCGGTCACGGTCAACAGGCCGGAGCGTTCCCATTCGGCGTACTGGCGATTCGGGTACTTCTCGAGCGCGGCCCGCGGGAGCCAGTACCGCATCTTGAGTCCCACCCGCCCATCGTCGAGCACGGCGATGCGGGCTTCCGCCGAGAGGTCATCGGACTGCCCGAGGTCGACCCCGGCGAACACGTCCTCCGCGCTGAGCCACTCCTCCTCAGTAATCGCCGGCTGGCAGGCATGCCACTTCGCCATATCGAAGAACCGCGTCACAGCCTGGGTCCAAACGCAGAAGTTGAGCCGAAGCACGGTGTTGGTTTCGACGGGAATGTTGCGCGCCAGAGCAACTTGGCGCGGCAGATAGTCAGGATCAAGCGACACCACAAGATTCGGGTTCGCCTTGATCCAGCAGGATTGGTCGACGAGCGGGTCCTCCCCTTCATCCAAGGTACACACGTAGGCGAACCACTGATCGTCCTCCAGTGTGCCTTCCAGCATCCGCCGCGAATGCTCGTGATGCTGCCAGCAGATCGTGGTCCGGTCGTACCCGCTATTCGTGATTTCGATGAACAACGGCTGGCGACGTCGCTTCGCACCAGCCCGGATCTTGATCGAAATTTGCGGGGAGGCGTGCTCGTGGAGCTCGTCGAGCAAGGCCATGTGAGGCCGCGGGCCCGACTTCGCGCCCGAATCCCTTGAGAACATCCGGAAGAACGACAGCGACGGCTCATGGGCGATGTTCCAGACGTGATCCCCGCCTGAGAAGTGCAGTGCGTCTTCCAGATCCGGCGACGCCTTCACCATCCGCACCGCATCACGAAAGAGAATCGTCGCCTGGTCTTGGTCGGCCGCCGCGGCGTAGATTTCCGCCGCCCGTTCCCCGTCCATCAGGAGCCCGTACAACCCGACGCCAGCACACATCGGGGTCTTGCCGTTGCCCTTCCCGACTTCAATGTAGGCTTCGCGGAACCGGCGCCGCCCGTCTGCTGCCACCCAGCCGAAGAGCGACCCGAGAATGAACGCCTGCCACGGCTGCAGCAGGAACGGGAGGGGTTCCCCGTCGCCGTCCAGCATGTCGGGCAACCGGAGCACCGTCTCAAAGAATGCCAGGATGTGATCCGCGCGCGACTCGTCGAAGTGGAACCGCGCTTGCTCTCGGTCGCGGAGATGCCGCTCACACGCCTTGCGAACCAGCGGCCCGGCAACAATCGGCTCGCCGGCCTCAAGGTCCCCGAGCACACGCCGGGCGTACAGATCCACCCGATGGGTGAACGCTGACCAGCGACTGCCGGTAGCGACCGCCGTCTGCGTCTGCTTGCGGCGTTTCATTTGACCCGACTAATCGCCGGCCGCTGCGCCTGGAGCGCCTCGAGGGCGCTCTTCGGTTTCTCCTTGTCATCTGCTACACGAACCCGTGAACGCGCCGCCGGGGTCAGACCGAACTCCACAAGGTACTGACGAATCGCCATGTGGCCCTGTCGAAGTTGCGTGACCTGCTTAGCGAGCACCTGTTGCAGTTTTACAACCTCACCCACCGCTTGCACGAGCTCGGGCCCTTCTAAATCGCGGATGGCTTTCTTCAGTTCTGCCGACAGTTTCCGGATTCTGGAATTGTCAGCCTTGACGGCTTCCGTTTCAGCGAACAGCTGCACGTATTGGTAGAGCGCGGCATCGTCAACCTTGGTGAGTACGCGCGACGTCGAGAGCCGGTCGACCATGCGCGTCCATTCTGCCTTTGCCTCTCCGGTGAGCTGAATAGGCGACTCCGGGGTAGAGGATGGCGGCGCCGGATGCTCAATCCCTTCATGCCGATCTGGCCGGAAGGTGCCGTGAAGTTGATGAACCTGTACCGTCTTGGCATTGCGACCACCGGAGCGACCAGGCACACCGGCCATTTACGCGGCTCTCCCGAGCATCCGGGCCTGCCGCTTCCCGGCCGCACGCTTGCAGTTGCAGGAATAGTGCGCCGCGCGAAGGTTCGAATCCTCGTCAGAGCCACCATCGACGAGCGAGATAACATGGTCGGCTGTGCCGGACATGCGATTCGGATGCAAGAGTAGTGAATCGATCGGCTTCTGACACAACCAACACACCCACCCATCGCGCGAGCAGATGCCACGCCACCGGCCAAACCGAGCTCTCCAGCCGCGGGCACGCCTCTTTTCAGACGCCATACGTCGACGTTGACGCAATCTCTCCCCACGTTCGGTCTTATCGAGCGCCTTTGCCTTCGCACAGGCGACTGTTCGACTAATTTGGCAGGATTGGCTACAACAGACAGTTGACGAGAACCGAGGCTTAAACTCCCGCCCACAAGACACGCATGACTTGACGCGCAACGGCTTTCGACACTTCCGGCAATTCGCCGAACGGCGATTCTTGACCAACCCACACGCGCACAAATCAGATGCCATCACACGGTTTCATTCGCTGACTGCGCCGACGAAAGAC